GGTGCAGGATGAGGAAGTGTAAAGTCTGTGGAAAAATACTGAGGCTAAAAAAAGAGAACAAATACTTAGTGCTTCATGCTCCTACTGGTCTTAATTGTTTGGTTGAAGCAACAGAGACGTTTGAATGTTTTGACTGTCCCAAATGTGGATGCCAAAACATAGTTAACATCAGAGAAACAAGGCGTACAGAACAGGAGGTGCAGGATGGGATTGATGTTGAGAATTAACATTCCAAAGCGAGGACAGAAAGTAACTAATGGTGACGTGATAAACGCGCTGTTTCCTAATGTTCCTGTTAAGATATATGGGAGTCTATACGTTGTTTTTATGTCTGCACAATTTGATTTGAAGTGGTGGAACGCACCATATGAAGGATATGAAGGAGGTATGAAATGAGCAGTTTAGTAACTTTTAATTTATGTAAAGGTAATCCCGGAGCATTACAATTTATGATGTTAGCTTATAGGGGAACTTTGATGTTTTGTGCAGAACGTGGGTTTGCGAGAATGCGAGATAACGATATTGCAGCTCATATCAATTATGAGAGAGGTAGAGGTATTCAATATAAGGCAGGTGATACAGATGAAATACATAGCAATATTTAATGTGCCTGACGGCTATGGAATAGGTTGTGCGGTGGCTAAAGTTGCCCCAAAAGATAAAGAACGATACGAAGATAACGATTTTCTGAACGTATATGCACAGGTTGAGCCGTTATCGGAAGAAAAAGCAGAGATATTTGAAAAGTACAATACCGTATATCGGGTCATGTCCGATTTAGGAATATCTAATGCTTACAATATGCCGAGCTTTTGGTGTAAAAAAGCAACAGAATACACGGTTATTCCGACAAAATACCACAAAGGTTATATGCAAGCGCTGGAAGATGTAGAAAAAGAAATTAGAAAGCGGCTCGGATTTGCTGATAGGGATAATGTGATAGAGTTACCAGCATCCTTTATGGAGGGATCAGATGGAAACAGTTGAGGTTGTGATTAAGATTCCGAAAGAAGATTATGAATATGTTAAAGAAGTAGTCCAAAAAGAGGAATATGTATTGAGTAAATTCTATTATACTATCGCTAATGGAACTGTACTCTCTAAAGGACATTGGATACAGCAACCAAGATGTGAAGGCGATGAACAACCCGATTTAGTATGTCCTAGTTGTGGATACAAAATATCATGGTGGGATATGGGAAATTTTTGTGCTAAATGTGGAAAAGGATTAGAAGGAGGGGCAGAATGAGCGAAACAGTTGAGGTGGTGGTAAGGTTGCCGAGAGATATTTATGATATGTTTGTAAAAAATGCGGAGACAATAAAGGCAAATCCTTTATCATTTCAAACTATAAATGCTGTATTAAATGGTACTGTACTTCCAAAGGGGCATGGCAGGCTGATTGATGCTGATGAGTTAATCTCAAAAATATGTGGCAATTCATGCGGTTGTCATTTAGAAGAATGTGGAAATGATAATCCTTGCTATTCAGTTACAAGGATAAGTTCAGCTCAAACAATCATTGAGGCAGATAACGCAGAAAGTGAGGTAGAGGATGCAGATAGTGATTGATATTAACGAAAAACTTTACTACAGAATCAAAAACTATGAAGTTAAGGTTGTGGATAATATACCCATGGCAAGTGCTATCAATGACGGAATACCACTTCCTAAAGGGCATGGAAGGTTAGGTGATTTAGATGCACTAAAAATGGAAATAGATAACGGCATTAAAGCAGGAAATTATGAAGATGGATATGAGAATTATGGTCATATAAACGATATGGATGATTGTTTGGAAACTGTACGATTTGCTGAAACAATCATAGAAGCGGACAAGGGGGAATGAAATGCAGATAGTGATTGATATACCCGAAGAAGTTTATAAAGACGCTAAAGAGCATATGAATTGCAAATGGAAAAGTATTATAGCTATCCACAATGCTTTAAATAATTGTACCGTAATCCCAAAGGGACATGATGATTTGATTAGCAGAATAGAGGTACTGGAAAAACTACATGAATATTTTGATCCATTAGCTGATGGTGAAGATATTTGTCCTGCAGATATTTACCATGAGATAAATGTTTTGAGTAAAGTAATTGAAGCAGACAGGGAGGTAGAGAATGAAGGAAGCGGAGTATAAAAAACTCGTTGATGGCATATACGACACCATCGGCGAGAAAGGGATTCCGATAGACGTCAGGCACGGGGACGACGGAAAGATGGCAACATACATCGTTAAGATTATCAGGAAGCATGTAGACATAGACGAACCGCTCGGAGTAAGCCAGGGCATAGACTACGACCAATGCCCGAGGTGTTCCGGCATCGTAGGACAGAGCGCATACTATTGTAAAAAATGTGGCGTGATGATCAGGGAAGGAGGAGCATGAAGAAGGAAAACCTTTTTAAGCTCTGGGCTTATGATGCCGAAGCTAAGATGTGGGCTAACGGAAAAGACGATATACCAGAAAAAAGCCTGGAAGTAATAGAGAGCATACAGAAGAAAACAGAGAGCATGAGGACAGAGCTATATACTTTCATTACATCCATTGAGGATCCATACTATAGGGTGCTACTTAACTACAGATGCGTCGAGAGAAGAAGCTGGAAGGATATAGCCAAAAGGCTCGGCGGTTCCGTGGAATCTCACCGCAAGGCATTAGCGAGATTTATCGAAACCTTGTAAAATAAAAAACGATGCTCTGAAAACAAAGCATCGTTCTTTTATTTTTAGGCTTCCTGTACTTGCTTCAATAAGGCATCTGAAAGTACGCGAGAAAAGTTTATATTGTTCTTTTCGCCGAATGTGTTGAGCCATGCAGGAATGGTTATATTCTTTCTGACAACCTTAGATCCGTATTTCTCGGCATAAGCATCCATATCAAGGACTACCATGTTCACCATGGCGTCATCAGGTGCGGATATGTCTGCAAGCGTACTGGCAGCAGGGGCGTGTTTTCCTTCCTCAAGTTCAAGAAGGATCCATCCGGATGCAGCATCGGCTGCCATCTCAAAAGCATCAATCAGATCATAGCCTTCTGTGACGCATCCGGGAAGATCTGGAAATTCTACGGTGTATCCTTCTTCACCGTTGTCAAATGGATAGAAAATAGCAGGATAAATCAATTTCATATATGCTCCTTTCGGGGCAGGGCTATTTAAGCCCTGCCTGCTTTTTAATGCTGTTTAATGTTCTTATGTTCAGGTCTTTAGGTTTTGGATGAAAAGGAATTGTAACTTTCCCGGGTTTCGTTGGATGTTTATAGTGTTTATGAGAACCAACTTGTCCTACTTCGTACCACCCATCATCCAGTATCATTTTTTCAGCTTCTCTTGGTGTCATCTCTTACCTCCTTACAAGTATATTATACACCCTATACGCATAAATGTCAAGCAAAAAATACACACAATACGCATATTTTTTTAAGGCTGCATTTTATAATTTTGTCCGATTTGTCCGTTTTGTCCGCTTCCTTCTCTGAACATCTTGTATTAAACTTATATAGGACAGTGAGACCCTTACGCACCTCCTTATATTTTTCCTGGATGGGTATTCGTTGCCCATCCGGTTTTTTTTAGGGAGGTGATTATTATAGCACGTGATTTTGCAGTGGCATTCTATAAATCAGCTGAGTGGGCAAAGGTAAGGCAGTATGTCCTCGCAAGAGATAAATACAAATGTGTTAAGTGCGGCAGGCCTGCTGAGGAAGTGCATCACAAGAAGCATCTCACTCCTGATAACATCCACGATCCTTGGATAGCCTTGAATCCTGACAACCTTGCGAGTTTATGCAAGGACTGTCACTTTGCTGAGCATAGGGAGGACAAGGCAGCAGGCAAGAAAGCACATGAATATAAAACCAAGAGCGACTGCCGGGACGGATTCCACTTCGATGAGTTCGGTCAGGTCGTTCCGGACTGATATGGTTGCCGCAAGCCCCCCGGAGAGGGGTAAAAATGACCCCTACCCCCAAGGACCGAAGAGGGCGGCCACGAAAAGAACCCACTCAGCAAATTGAAAAGTTAAAACGGTTACATTGATAGGCACATGTCGGGAGACAGCAGTAAGTCCTATTTTTTCCACAAAGAAAGGGGAAAGTACGGACGAGATGCAGAAAGATAGACATGAGATAAACGAAGATATCATAAGATACCGAAAGAACGGAGCAGGTTATAAGCTCATCGCCAAGCTTACTGACACGAACACGGTAAATCTTAGAGCTTTGATAAAAAGAGATAAAAACACATGCGCCATATGCGGAAGACAGTGTGATTTATACGATTATACAGTTACCGAAACTGGTGCAATAGTTTGTGGTGACAGATATCCATCTGTTGACCATATATACCCTTTAATAAGGGGTGGCACAAATACATGGAACAATGTTCAACTTGCGTGTTTGAAGTGCAATATAGATAAGAGGGACAAAATAGATGGATAAAGCTGACAAAGAAAAAGATATACGAAAAGAACTAAACAAACTTAGGAAAATATTTAAGACTCTTCCTGACGATACCAAGTCTTTGTGTGAAGGACTTATACAGAATGCGGCATTTATGCACATCACACTTAAAGAACTTCAGGAAGAGATAAAGAAAAACGGAGCAATGCTATCTTGTCAAAGCGGAAATGGGTTTGACACCATAAAAGACAATCCAGCGCAGAAGGCATATACGACTATGATTAGCAGATATTCCGTAGTGATCAAACAGCTTACAGATCTGCTGCCTGAGCAAGACGAGACTACCGCAGGCGCAGACATTGCCGCGTTCTTGGATGCCGAATGACGAACTGGGCGAAGGAATACCTGAAAGCAATACAGTCCGGTGAAGAGGTAGTCTCAAACAAAGTAAGGGCTGTATACGAAAGAGAATGTGGCTGGATGGACAATCCTCCTGATGATTTTCCGTTTTACTTTGACGAGAAAGAGGGACTCCGGCACATTACATTCATAGAGAGATTTTGTAAACATAGCAAAGGCAAGTTTGCAAGGAAACCAGTCAAGCTTGAACTCTTCCAGAAAGCAAAGATTCAGCTCGTGTTTGGGTGGAGACATAAAGACACTAAGCTAAGACGGTTTAAGGAAGTTGTAGACATCCGAGGGAGAAAGTGCGGAAAGTCTACCGAGACTGCTGCTGTTGAGTGGGATGTGTTCTTAAACGATCACGAGAACGGTCCGGAAGTTTACTGCACAGCAAACAAGAAAGACCAGGCAAGCCTGATCTATAGCGAATGTGTAAACATGCGAACGCAGTCTCCAGAGCTGAAGGCAATCACAAAGAAAAGGCAGAGTGACATATATGCTGAGAGAAATATGGGCTTTATAAAATGCCTGGCGTCAGATACGAGCACGATGGATGGATTAAATCCGTCATTCTTTAGCCTTGATGAATTTCATGCAATGAAAACATCAGCACTGTATGACGTTATGATCCAAGGGCAATCTATGAGAGATCAGCCGCTTGCATGGATGATCTCAACAAATGGTTTTGTCCGTGAAGGCTTCTTTGATATCAAATATGCTTATTGGAGTTCTGTGGCAACATGGGAACCAGGCTTTGAGGATTATAGCGTGCTGGTGCTCATATACGAATTGAATGAAAGAAACAACTGGGCAGATCCTAAACACTGGCCAGAAGCAAATCCGGGACTTGGTAAAATCAAGAAACTGGAAACCTTACAGAAGTATGTTGAAAAGGCAAAAAGAGATCCTTCTTTTCTGCCTACTCTGCTGACAAAGGATTTCAATCTCCCTGAGGCGGAATTTAGCTCTTGGCTGTCGTATGACGAAGCTGTGAATGAGCAGATCTTCGAGATGGATTATGTATCGCATTCATACGCAATCGGCGGATGCGACTTATCGGCTGTCGGAGACCTTACTTGTGCAACGCTCATTCTTCAGAAGCCGCACGACATCAACGTATATGTACTGCAGATGTATTTTATGCCACAGTCAAAGCTTGATTTGGTAGAAAGAACCGGAGCAAAAGAAGCACCATACAAGCTCTGGTCGGATCAGGGATGGCTACGTATATGCGAAGGCGCACAGGTTAACTACTCGGACGTAACAAAATGGTTCGTGGAGATGGTCAAGATCTATGATATCCGTCCGTTCTGGATTTGCTACGACAGAGCACTCTCCGGATACTGGGTTCCTGAAATGCAGGATTACGGATTCGAGATGGAAAAAACCGCTCAGGGACCATATACCTGGAACCAGCCGATGCGTGAAATGGGTGCAGCGTTCGCAGAGCATAGAGTTGTTTATAATAACAATCCCGTCCTCAGATGGTGCCTGCTGAATACAGCTGCAAAGAAAACAAAATCGGACTCGCTGGAAGTAATGCAGCCCGTTAAGATACAGACGAACCGCAG